TCGCCGAGCGGTATTACCCGCAGACCGAGAGCATCGTCCAGACGCTGAAGGCTCAGTCGGAAGGCGCGAACCTTCAGGAGCTGATGAAGCTTCGTTCGAGCGTTCCCGCTGGCACAACGACGGATTCTACGTGGGCCAGTCCCTTGGTCTATGCCCAGAACTTCGGCGGCGATTTCATCGAATACCTTCGTCCGCGCACGCTGATCGGGCAGGCTCAGTTCCGCCCCGTTCCGTTCAATGTCCGCATCGGCGGCCAGACGAGCGGCGGTTCCGCTAACTGGGTTGGCCAAGGAAAAGCCAAGCCGGTCACGAAGTTCGATTTCACGGCGACGACGATTCCGTTCACGAAGGTTGCGGCCATCGCGGTTATCACGCAGGAGCTTGCGCGATTCTCCGATCCGAGCGCGGAGGCTCTTGTCCGTGATTCGCTCGCTGATTGCGTCATCGCGAAGATCGACAACGATCTTTTCGATCCGGATGCGGCTGCTGTTGCGAATGTGTCGCCCGCAGGTCTTCTGAACGGCGTCGCGCCGACGGCAGGCCCCGGCAATTCCGACGACATCGATGGCATCCGATGCGCAATTCTGCGGCTATGGTCGCCATGGGATAGCACGAACCTCGGCATGCGTCCGGCGTATTACACGACGCCGGCCGTTGCGCGCTACCTGTCGTTCCTGACGGATGCATTGGGCAATCCGGCATTCCCCGGAGTTACGCCGACAGGCGGCTCGTACAAGGGCGTCCCGATTCGCGCGTCGAACTATCTCGCCAATAACGGCGGCTCTGGCGGCGCGCCTTTCATCCTCGTGGATGAGGCTGAAGTCTATCTGGCCGACGATGGAAGCGTGACGGTCGATGCGTCGGAACAGGCAACGATCGAAATGACCGATGCGCCCACTGGCGCCGCCGGCGTTCCCACCGCCGCCTCGGTCAACATGGTCAATATGTGGCAGTCGAATTCGATTGCCCTGAGGGCCGAGCGTTTCATCTGGTGGGGCTTGCGTCGCAGCGGTGCCGTCCAATGGATTGACGGCTTCCCGACCAGCTGCTGATTTCGCGTCAACACTCCCGAGGGGCCTTAACCGGCCCCTCCTTTTTCGGAGTTCGCATGAAAGTGACCCCACTCAACAAGAAGTTCGGCAAGCACAAGCCGGGCGATGAGTTCGTCTTGCCGGACAAGACCGCGAAGGTCTTGATTGCAGTAGGCAAGCTCAGTGCCGTTGCCGATGACGCAGATATCTCGCCGCGCACGGGCAGGCCCAAGCGCGTCTACCGCCGTCGCGACATGGTTGCCGAAAGCTGAAATGCGCCTCTTCGGTTTGACGATCGAGCGCAATAAGAAGTCGCTCGCATCCGTCCCTCAGCGCGGCTGGTTTCGCATTATCGGCGAGTCATTTGCCGGCGCGTGGCAACAGAACGTTACCGTCACGCAAGCCGAACTCATCAGCTATCCGACGTTGTATGCATGCGTCATGCGTATTGCATCCGACATTGGAAAGCTCCCGTTCTGCCTGAAGCAGGTTGACGATAACGGCATCTGGAAGGAAGTGCCTAATCCGGCCTATTCGCCGGTTCTTCGCAAGCCGAACGGCTACCAGACGGCGCAGCAGTTTCGCGAGCAGTGGCAGGTCTCTAAGCTGACGCAGGGCAATACCTATGTGCTGAAGCGTCGCGACAACCGCGGCGTCGTCGTCGAGCTCTATGTGCTAGACCCTTGCCGCGTTCAGCCGATGGTGACCGAGACCGGAGCCGTCTACTATCAGCTTCAAACGGATCGCCTGAACACGCTGCCCGAAGGCTATCCGGCTGATCGCCTGCTGGTTCCTGCGACCGAAATAATCCACGATCGCTGCATCTGCATCCATCACCCGCTGATTGGCGTGCCGCCGTTGTGCGCAGCCTATTGGCCGGCGGTGAAGAACCTCAAGATTCTCCAAAGCAGCGCGCAATTTTTCGGCAACAGCGCGCAGCCGGGCGGCATCTTAACGGCTCCGGCCGGCTTGTCGGATGACGATGCTGCTGTCGTCAAGGCCTATTGGGACGCAAACTATACCGGAGAGAATGCCGGCAAAATCGCTGTCGTCGGCGCGGACATGAAGTTCACCTCATTCGCGATGAAGGGCGCCGACTCACAGCTCGTCGAGCAGATGCAGTACAGCGATCGGCAGATTTGCCAGCCGTTCGGCATCCCGCCATACATCGTCGGCGTCGGCGAGATCCCGGCCGGCCTGAAAGTCGATGATGTCATCAACACGTATTACTCGCTGGCACTCCAGTCGCATATCGAAGCGATGGAATATTTGCTGGATGACGGCCTCGCTATCTCAAAGCCTCTGGGCATCGAGCTGGACCTTGAGCCGCTACTTCGCATGGATTGGGCGAAACAGGCCGATTTCGAGACGAAGCTTGTCGGCGGCAAGATCAAGACGCCGAACGAATCGCGCGCTCGTTTCAACCTTTCAAAGACAGGCGGCGGCGATACGCTTTGGGGCCAGCAGCAGGATTATCCGCTCGGAATGCTCGCAGATCGTGCGGAGTGGGACCCGAATATGCAGGGCGCTACAGAGCCTGCGCCTGAGCCACCCAACGACACGGCAGAAGAAGAACTGCGCAGCCTTCGCGCCGAAATATGGCAGCGACGCGCGCTAGAAGCCACGCGCGAGGCCTTGCATGCTTGATCCGAACGAGTTCGGCAAATCGATGGCCGCCATTGTCCGTGAGGTCACTAATCCTCTATTGAGGCGGATCGAAGAAATTGAATCGCGCTCAACGATTCCAGGAAAGGACGGCGAGCCCGGCAAAGATGGAACCAGCGTAACCATCGAAGATGTTGCTCCTCTTATCGACATTGCCGTACGTAAGGCTATCGAAGAAATGCCAAAGCCTAAGGATGGCGAGCCCGGCAAGGACGGGCACGATGCGGAGCCCATAGATATTGCGGATGTCGTGCGCGAGCTACTAGCCAGCGAGGAATGCCAAACACTGGCGAAGCTGAGCGCCGCCGAGGCGGTGTCGGAATATATCCGCGAGCATCCAATCAAGGACGGCGAGCCGGGCAAGGATGGCGAGGACGGACAGAGCGTTACTGACGAGCAGGTCATCAAGGCCGTTGCTGCCCATCTGAAGGAGAATCCGCCGCAAAAGGGCGAAGATGGCGAGGATGGAATAGGTATTGCTGGCGCGATCATAGATCGCGATGGCTGCCTTATCCTGACGACAACGAAGGGAATCACCGTGAATCTTGGCCGCGTCGTCGGAAAAGATGGTGAGAAAGGGAATGACGGCGCCGATTTTTCGGATTGCACAATCGACTATGACGGCGAGCGCACCATTACGATTCGCGGCCGCGGTGGCGAGATTGTGAAACGCCTTCCGATCCCGATGGACAAGGGCTATTGGCGTGAAGGTATGGCCTGCGAGAAGGCCGATATCGTCACGCACGCAGGAAACGCTTGGATCGCCTTGCGCGACACCAAGGCCAAGCCTTGCACCGAGAACAAGGACGATTGGCGATTGTTTGCACGCAAGGGCCGTGATGGCACTGACGGACGCAACGGCCGCGACCTTGGGCCACCCGAGCCGGTGAAGCTCAATGCCGGCGCTTGAGCTTGTCACGCAAGCCGAGGCGATCGCGCAGCTCAGGCTAGATGAAGGCGATAGCAATGGTTCTCCGGACGCACCATGGTTGGCCATCTGGATTCCAGCAGTCAGCGAGGCGGTGCGAAGCTGGCTGAAATCTGATGATCGACTCTATGTGCCGATGCGCGATGCTGACGGCGATATTGTCGTCGATAGCGCCGGCGAACCCGTGCCCGAGGAAGACAGTTCAGGCCCGGTCGTAAGCCCGTTGGTAAAAGGTGCTGTGCTCGTTGAGCTTTCTTCGCAGTATCGGTATCGCGAAGGCGAAGGAACTAACGCTGTGCCGCAGGATAACGGCCAATATGGCTATGTCCTTAGTGCCGCCGCAACGTCTCTTTTGCGCGGACTTCGCAAGCCAACGGTAGTCTGATGTCCAACATAGCAACCGGGACACTTCGCCAACGCATCCGGATCGAGCAGAAGGTTTCGGTCACCAATTCGTCAGGCGAGACGGATTTCGAGTGGGAAGCGATTGGCACGTTCTGGGCGAACGTTCGACCATCGAGTTCGCGGGAATTATCGCTAGCGGCTCAGGTGCAGTCGCCAATAGACACGATGATCGTGATGCGATATCGCTCGGACGTGAAGGCGAGTATGCGAGCGGTGCTCGTGCGCGGCGACGTTGATCTGGCTGTCTACGATCTTTCCGCGCCGATCCGCGATCCGGAAACCGGCCTTGAATGGATGACGATCCCGGCGAAAAGCGGCATTTCCGCAGGCTGACGCGTGCGCCGTGCCTTTCTCAATCTTAGGTACACGGTTCCCGAGCGTCGTGCGGTATTCACCGAAGGATTGCAACATCTCGGTTATGAAGTCGTCCATGGCCTGACGCGCGATCCGCGCGAAGGCGACGTTCTCGTCAGTTGGAGCCGAATTCACGAAGGCGACGCTGCGGCGCGAGAGTTCGAGGCGCGCGGAAATCGTGTTCTCGTCGCCGAGAATGCAAGCTGGGGCAATGAGTTCGCCGGCCGTAGTTGGTACACCATGTGTCGGAGCTACCACAATGTTGCGAAGACATTTCCTGAAGGCGGCAGCGAGCGTTGGGACCGGCTTGGCGTTGTTCTCGAACCTTGGCGCAGCGAAAGCGAATATCCAGAAACCGTCATCCTCCCCTCTCGTGGGATCGGGCCAGCCTGCCACCGAATGCCATCAAACTGGGCGCAGACAATTCACCAAGGCAGAAGCGGATGCGATCGGCAGGGCGGTGGCGCAATATTCGTCCGACAACATCCGGGCAGATCAAGAAGTCAGGTTCCTCTTGAAGAGGATCTACGGAAGTGCTCGAAAGCTGTGACGTGGGGGTCTGGCGCCGCTATCAAAGCCCTAATGCTCGGCATTCG